TGGTACATTTCTTCGAGCTGCTTCTCCTTGGCGGCTTGGGCCTCTGCTTCGCGCTTTTCGTTTTCCTTCTTAGCGGCCTCTTCGGCCTCTTTCTTTTCCTTAAGACGCTGATCTTCGGCCTTCTTAGCTTCAGCCTTAGATGCCGCACGGTCTTCAGCCGCTTGGCGCGCCTGAGCCCGAGCATCATCAACAGCCTTGTTGGCTGCAATGAGATCATCAATCACAGGGTCAGCAGCTTCGGCCGTTTTCTGTGAAGCCGTGCCGAGACCTTCCGTCGACTTATCCTCAACCTTGTGCTCTTGAATAATAGCACCGGTCATGATGTCATCGCGGGCAGCCTCGTCTTCAGCCTTAGCTCGAGCCGTTTCAGTCTTACCCTTAGCAATCTCCTTCTCCAGCTCCTGACGACGCAGGTGCCGAGCCGCGACTGCATCGGGCTTTACAAATTCATCTTTAATAATATCATGCGCAGCTTCTCGAATGATAGCTGCCTTTTCTTCTGGAGTACCTTCAAGATCATCCAGATCCACCTCATCACGCATACGGGCAGCCACCTTATGAGGGGCAACTCCCGCGCGTCCAGCATCTCGCTCGATGCCGGCAGACGTAGCGGTTACAATAGCTTCATCTTCGATCCCGCTCTTGGCGAGGATCTTCCGGGTAATCCCAGCAGTCACAGCAGATGATGCCGCTTCCTTATTAGACTTACCTCGGATTCCTTCAAGGTTACCGCCCAAGCCCTTGAGGCTGGAGTCGGCCATTGCCGTCAGGCCCTTGAAGCCAACACGAAGAGCGGAGCCCAAGGTAACCGCACCAGCCACGCCCATGAGGCCGCGAAGAGCGACCTGGTCGAAGCTGCGGATCGAGGCCACCTGGCCCTTACCGTAGACCACGTTGTTAAGATCATCGATGTTCTGAGTGTTCATAAGGAAGGCACCCACGCCACCGACAACGCCGTCAGCAGAAGCACCAGCCAAGAAGGTCACCCAGTTATCGTACTCGTCCATGTTGTTCCAGGCGTACCGGAGCCGAGACGCAGTGGTCGCCAGCTCCTTGCCCTTACCGGCGGCCTTGAAGGCCTTGACCCCGGGGACAACAAAGTCACCCAGGACACGAGTCGGCAGAAGGCGACCGGCGGTAGCCAGCCCCTTAGCTGCCTTGTGGGTTGCAAGAGCGCGGTTCGTGAGAGAGCCAGCCTTAGCGGCGCCGCTCACGTACACACTCGCACCACCGGAAGGGATCGCCAGCAGAAGCGCCATGCCGACCTCACCGATGGTATCGGGATCATTAATAATAGTAGGAAGCATCTGCCCGAAGTTCTCAAGCATGCCGCCCCAGTCATCCGCCGAGGCGTGCTGCTGGAACTTGGCTTCCTTATAGAGACGGTTCATCCCGTAGATGAGCGCGTCTTGGTTCGTGAATCGAGACAGGTTATCCCGCTTCATCCCAGTAGCCTGAATAAGGTAGCGACCAGCCTCCGAAGAGTTCATCGCTTCCCAGGCGTTGTCCTGAGCTTCGGCAGTCCAAGTGGGATCAACCCGCTTGGTAACCATGTCAGAAATATCATCATAAGTAAAGAGCGACTGGAACGGGCTGCTGAGGGTATCGCCCCAGCTGCCTTCCTTGCTCGTATCTACTCCACGAGCCTCAGCAGCAGCGAGGAACTCGGGAGAGTTCGTCAGGCCGAGGATCTTAGCGACGTCGGAGTTCTGTCCTGCGTCGTGCATAAACTGGTTCCGGGCACGGAGATCCGTACCGAGGAAACCCCAGTGCTCGTCAGACGTCATAGAGCGCGCCTGCTCCCAGGCTCCTTCGTGGATCGACTCGACCCAGAAGTCATTGTTGGAAGCGTGACGCTCCGCTTCAGTAGCGACGTCAAGGCGGATCTTCTCCCAGGCCTCGATGTCTTCGCTAGCCCCGGAGGACATAGCCTTACCGAAAGCTTCCATCCGCTCGTTGAATTGGCGGAGGGCGCCGGTGCCGGAAGTCAAGCCGATGTTAGTCATTTCATCGGTGTAGCGGGCACCAGTAATAATACTATTATACTGACTAGCCGCATGGGCCTTGAGCTGAGCGTCAAGGTCCAGCTTTGCCTTCTCCTCGTCTACCGGCGCAATGCCGTTAGTGACGGGGTTCGGGACAGGATTAAATTGAGACATTATACTTTCCTTTTTGTTCTACCCACAACGGGGTGAAGTAAATAGAAAACCACGCCTCCTCGGTAGAGGAGACGCAGTTAGATTATTAGTCAATAGCGCCAATGAATCTGGCGGCGTCATGAATAATAGTGTTTTGATTATCGATCTTTACCGGCTTACCACTAAGTGTAGCGTGCCCGCCGATGATCGTTCCGACGTTTCCAGTCTTCCTCGGCCCACGCACAAAGGTACGGGGATCACCCTTAGTCCTGTCTTCGACCATGGTAGGCCCAAACAGAGGGATAGGAAGTCCAGTAACATTCTCTACAGGCCGTCCAATAAACTTCAGGTTATCTAGCGTATAGCTAATCTGAGTATCATAGCCCAGCTGAGTCTCTCGGAGACTATCCGGATCCACATCAGCTCGGAAGGACCTGTCAACATCTAGGTCGTAGGGACTGAGATGCTGAATAACTGCGTCGTTATCAGGGAACATCATAGTCATCAGCGCAAGCTTGGCGGCCCACTTAGGGGGATTGGTATCCCACATGGTGAACCCCTGCGCCTTAGCAATTTCCTGAGTCTTCTTCCAGAGTTCGTGATCTGGAGGCAAAGTACCAGCACGGATCTGCTCGGCAACATCTCGAACAGCCTGAGCGTCCTCTTCATCGATTGGCACACCAGCCTGCTTAAAGGTCGTGATCGTTTCATCGATCTGGTTACCAAATGCGAGACGTTCATTCTTAGTAGCTCTTCCGGTAACGAAGTTTCGGAAAGGAGCCGAGTGATCAGCGAGATGCCGTCGGTTGTTAGAGTCGGCCAACCACTGATGGGCAGCCTCTGTACTCTCACCGGCATCATGGATCGCCTGAACCTGCTGTGCGTAGAAGACGTCCCCAATCGAGCCGTCTCGATGGTTGAACATCCAATCCCACGTGCCTCCTGCGATGGAGCCAATAGTGGTTTTACTATACTCTGCATTAAAATCATCAAGACCCATCATGCCTTCCTGCATGGCTTCAGTAAAGTCGCCAGTGAAGGGAGTAGCGGGCTTCGTGCTCGAAAGACCATCTCCTGTGTACAACGAGGGGAGAGCAATAATCTCCGTTCGGACTACGTCCCCGTCTTCGTTACGGATAGGCTCAGCAGTGAACCCATCCAGGTGGAGCTGATTAGAGAGATCCAAAGCCGTCTGCGTTGTTGGTTCAGGATCTCTTAGCGTCCACTGTTGAGAGAGGTCGTCGTACTCAATAATCCCCGCCGCCTCTGCGGCAGCGGTAATACGCTGAGCGCCGACCTTGTCTCCGACAGAGCCGATCCGCTCATTAGCGACGTCAACATCAAGGTTGCGGTAATCTCCAAACGCATCAATAGGATTCCACCAAGAATTTCTAGCGCCTGCTTGAGCTTCACTGGTCCCGGGCTGGATAGAAAGAGCAGCACCGAAGAGAGTAGAAACCCCAGGTCCCCACGTCTCGACCGACTGAGTCTTCTTATCGTACTCCAGAGGAATACTACCTCGCTGAACAACGGCGCTTTCAAGGAGCTCACCAATTCTAGTTCGGTCACCCTTTTGGAAAGCCCTTGTCAGCTGGATGCGGAGATCATCAGAGAGTTTATAGGAAGCTCCAAGCTCTTTCTGGACTGCCTTAAGAACAGCATCAGCTGTTACACGGTCAGCGGCAGCTCCGGGGAAGATAGATCTAGCAACAGCTCCAGCGTGGATCGCCTCATCGAGGAAAGCCGAGCCAACTCGGTTGTCGTTGGGATAAGCCTCCGATCGGACCATGCTTTCCATGGTCTCGCTAACAATACTAGCGTGCGGTCCGGTAGGCGTATGAAATCCGTCTTCGTCAAGAGCGAGATAGGGGAGCATAGCTCCGATCTGAGCGTTGTTCACAGCTCTGGGATCGCCTACATCTGCAAGACTAAAAGAGATTCCGCCGTTGTCCTGATCCACGTTGACCTGCCAGGGTGTGTCCTCGGCAGCCGTAGACAGAATCAAAGCGAGGTGATCATGGCCGAGCTCAGGGTTATTAATATATTCCTGATAGGCCGAGACCCACTTATCAATCGCTTTAGCCCGAGCATCGGGGCCCTTCTGCCAAGTAGCCTGAGTGATAAAGTCAGTTCCCATCATACCAAAGGCTTGAGCCCTGGGATCGCCAGGATCAAACTTACCACCCGTGTTAAGATCAATAAGAGAAAGGCGAGGGGATTCCCCGCCCTTAGCGGCAGCCACAAAGGGATCATTTTTGACCCGCTTCTTAACTTCTTCATTGTCCGTAGACGGGCCATGCTTTTCCAGCTGGAACTTGGCTGCCTTGTCCTGCGCGTTCTGAGCCTGCTGTTTAGCAGCTCGGAACGTAGACATGCCAACCTTAACCTGATCTTCCAGGTACTTAGCAAACTCCTCCGAATCAGGGTCCATGCCGACAAATGCGGCAACCCCTTCGAAGTCCGTCGTAGCCACCGCATTCATCATCTCGGCGGCTTCATCGGTAGTCATAGTAGCGTCCAGCTGGAACGCACCAACGGAGACCTTTCCAAGGTAATCACCGAGGAGGGGCTGCCGCTGTCCGTACGTCATGGGACGCTGTCCATTATTAATCATGGCTCGCATTCCGGCGAAGCCGTCGGCAACGCGCGTGAAGCCAACCTCAGAATCCGTAGCGCTGACCCAATCCACCGAGGCAATCCGAGGGGACTGCTGGATGGCGGTCTTCTGCTTCAGGTCCTGGTCCGCGACCTCCATAGCCACAGCCTTGTTATAGGTGGGCTCGAGGGTACGCCTGAGAGTCTGGCTGAGCATGTCGGCATAGGGGCCTTCGAACTTGCCGGTCTCCTGATTATAGGATTCCCACAAGGCCGCGCCTCCCTCGCCGCTGTAAGAGGCCATAGAAGCGAGAGCAGTCTGCTCCCACTCCTCATACCCCACACTGGGCGGGAGCTCCATGTTGAGCCTCTCCAGGCCTCCTGAGGCCTCCCAGGCTCCAATCGTATGCTGAGCCGAAGCCGACACAGACTGCGCCCAGAGGGCGGCGTCGCCGAGCTGGGCAGACTTGATCTGCTCCGCCTTGGCGGTGTCCTTGCCGTGCTTCTTAAGGATCCCCTCGTAGAGCCGATCAGTGTTAGCCTGAGCGTCAGCAATAGGTACACCCATTGCAATCTGCTGCTCACGCGAACGCTGGGCCCAAGCGAGGTCCCCATTGAAGTCGAGGTTCTGAGCCGCGATGCGGTTGTTAGCAACTTCGCCTTCATACTGGGCGCGATACCGGTCGTTCAACCAGCCGCCCTTATATTCATTTTGAACATCCTGAATAGCCCTGAGCTTCGCCTCGTCGTTGAGGTAGTTGGGCGACTCAGGATTAGTCCACTCATCGCCGGACTGCATGGTAGCGATCTTCTTCTTCATCTCAGTGAGACGAGCGTCGTCGATCTGGTTACCGAGCTTCTCGGCTCCTGCCATAGTCTGGCTAATTCCCTGGACCACGTCCAGAGCGTTAACCAGCCCAGTGCTCACATTAAAGCTAGAGCTCTGGCCGACCTTGACAGTCGCAGTCTTGCCACTCATCGTAGCGCCCTTACCGGGCTGGACCTTCTGGCCCTGCACGCCGGCAGCTTCGCCTACGACATTCTCGAGGGGATTGCCTCCGAGACGGCCTGGCCCTTTGTCTTTCTTATAAGGGTTTCTCATGACGACAGCCCCTTATAACCGGAGGCCATGCCGAGACCGGCGCTAATGCCGCCGAAGATACCCTGAGTAATCGCACCGGACGAGCTAGGCTTAATGCCAACGTTACCGGGAATGAACGCAGCCGACTGGTCCGCGTCAATGCCACGGCTCTGCTGGTTCATCTGGTTCTCGAAGTTCTGTACGATAGCAGCTTCCTGCTCGTAGTTCTTCATACTAATTTGATAGTTCCTATCTCGCTCGGCCTGGAGGGCCTGACGTGAGAGGAGCTTAGCGGTGCCGCCTGAGGCGCCGCCCTGCTTGCCAATGATCTGCGAGGTCAGTGAAGCCTGAGCCGAACGGCTCTGCTGGTAGACCTGTTCACGAGCATCGGCTGTCATCTTCTGGTTTTGCCACTGAGCGTAAAACCTATTCGACAGAGCGGCGTCGTAGACCTTCTGATCCTGGATTCGCTTGTTGACGTTAGACTGAGCAATAGCTTCAGTCTGTCGGTCGTTGGCAAGCTGACCAAGGAAGTTGTTCTGCATGGTCTGATGCTTCTGCTGAAGGTACTGCGCTTCTTGCTGCTTCGCCTTCTGCATCCCGCCCATGATACCGCCAGCAACGCCGACGGCGGCCATTCCGGCCATCATAATACCCATAGTCAATACCTCATGTAATTGATTATTTCGTCGATTCTCTCATCCAGATCCTCAGTACGGACCCGGAGATGTGGAATTGATAAATATAGATTGAGAGCTTCAGCTGACCTATCGCGGAAATCCTCCGCCGACCAGGTGATACCGAGGGTATCCAACAGCGCTCGCTCTCGAACCATCTGCTTCTCAATAGAGGCAATCTGGCTGTCTCTGTCTCGTTCAAGTACTACCATCTTCTCAACGTCGGCAAAGCGTGCGGACATAGGCCACACCTTTACGATGACGTCTTCGAGGGATCGGTAGTCCTGAAAATGAGTCTCATAGTATCCTTGGGGGTTACCCTCCGCTGGCATCTTCTCGTCAATGGAGGGATCCCAGTGAATAGGCAGTCCCGCCTCGTGCATCATCCTCATAGTAAAGGATGTACCGGAGCGGGGTCCAACTCCCATCACGGCCCGGATCATCGTCCGAACCTCCGTTGCAACTTAGTGAGCGGAGACTCGGCAGGCTGCGACACGTTCTTATACTTGTCGTGAGCCAACCGAACAGCACCCGAAGCTGCGTCGCCTAGCAGCCAGATGCCGCGTTGCGAATCGTTCTTCATCATCTGCCAGGACTCGTCCAGCCTGCGTTGCTTGGCAGCTTCCACTGCCTTGTCAACGTCCACGCCGAGCGACTCCTCGAAGTACTGAACCGTAGCGGCCAGTGCATCAATTCTATCGTCATGCGACAGGGCCCCGCGCTCTCGGTAGAGGCGAGTCATCTGCCGCTGGGTCTCCTCCTGCTTGATAGAGCGGGGAGACATGACCAGGCGGTGGGCACCCATGACGGGCTCCATCGCGGCAAGGATACGTTCCTCCTTCTGGCCGAACACAGTGTAACCTTCGATACCAACCGGGCGGGGACACATTTCCCCGATGACCGGCCGGAGCAGGTTACCGAACATACCGTCACCGAAGTTCTCTTCGTAGCGGATCAGGTTCAGGTTAGGGTACTCGTTGACCACCTTAGCGATCTTCTTCAGGAAGGGAAGCTCATAGCCGCCCTCGTACCCAATACATTCATGAATAAAAATATAGCCGTTACCAGCTGAGGCCACCACCACAGCCGTCTCATCGCGACCACGACCTGAGGGGTCAATCGTCATGATGGTCTGCTGGTAGTTCTTGTACTCGTTGCTGATGTACATAGGCTCGGTAATGAAGTCGCCCTGCAGGCCGTAGGAGGTATACTCCTTGGTAGGCTTGCTAGACCACACGATCTTCTCAGGGTGCACGTCCTTGTCTAGATCCATCACGATCAGATCGGCCAGCCGCAGCGGGAACTTGTCCGCATCGGCGAGGCTGGTGTCAAGGTTATAGTGCAGAGAGTAGAGCGTAGGACCGACCTTAAGAAGTCGGCTCTGGAGCAGCTCGTCGTCGAAACGCTCGGGCTGCGTCGCCTTCCCAATACCCAGGCCTTCAGCTTGGAGCTCGTAGATGAACTCGTCGCAGTCCTGGATCTGTCCGAAGATGTCCGGGTCGGGCATCACGGCAGGGAACTTATGGCAAACGTAGGCTTCTCGCATCTTCTTATAGATAGACTCGGAGCTCTGGGGAGTACCCAGGATCCGGATGCCACCACCCACGTTTCGGATCTGTTCAATTTCCCACACCTTCTGCAGGAGTTTCTCTCGGGCCTCAGCCGTGTTGGCGTTGCCCTCGATCTCCACGTCATCCATGATGACCCAGTCGGCGTGACTACCCGTAATCTGACCGGAGATACCTCGTGCGAACACAGAGGCATCCTGCCCGATGCGAGTACGCGCTTCAACATTAAAACCGAACGCCGAGTCCTTGGTGTTAGGCCCGGGGATCAGGTGTGCCAGCTGAGGCACCAGCGCAATCGTGTTGCGAGTCATTGAGATAAACTCAGTAGACTTGTTACCCGTGGCCGACAGAACCATGACTACCGTATTGGGGTCACGGAGCAGGAGCCACGTGGTGAAGATCGACGTGAGTACAGACTTACCCGCACCACGTCCGGCCTGAAGCTGGAAGGACTCGGGGCCGTACTGCAGCCGATAGGCCATGGCATATTGGAGTCGCGTAGGCTCGCCCATGCCAAGATACTTCATGGCGACGTACAGGAAGTTCCTGAAGTCCATCACCATGTCAGGGTCCACGTTAGAGGGGATCAGCTCAGGGTTAATCCTAAGCCAGGGCCGCTCTTCGTCGGGGACCAGGATTGATCGGTCGTACATATAATCTCCTTGTTAAAAGCGGGAGCCCCCGGTAGGAGGCCCTCGCTATTAGTTACCAAACTTAAACGGCATGTCAATCTTATCCGCAGCCGCTTCAATAGCGTCTACGTCTAAGTTATCAACAGCCGCTTGATTATCCGTAATAACTCCGCGCACAACCTGATACAAACCAGGCGTGCACTTCTCAGGGTCCTTAAGATCGTTCATCAACGTATCGATAAGCGTATCGTTCAGCTCCTGAATCTTATTCTTTCTTGCCATGCATAGCTTCCTTTTTAGCGGCCCTTGCTTCTGCCGGCCTCACGCGAGGCAGCTGCTTCGGGTTAGGAGTCTTCTTTTTTTGACTTCTCAAGTAGGGTGATCCTTGTTTCATGGGAGAATATGGTATTGTTAATAGAGTGAATCTTTGAACGATTCGACTCAGTTTCCTTTACTACATTATCCAGTTTGTTTTCAATCGCCGGAATCTTCCACACCCTCATGAGCACAAAACCAACCATACCTGTAATCAAGTACAGGAAATATTCAATCATCACTTCCTCTTGCATCGTCTACCTCCCTCTGGCGATCGAAGACCCGCCAAGATAGAAGCCAACAGCGGCCAGCAAAGCAGCACGCAGCTCAGGCAGTACAACGATACCAGTAAGACGATCCCATCCGCCCGTGAAGATTCCGAGGAAGTCCCAAGGGGCTCGCTCGGACTCGACGAAGGTGGGCATTCCAATGAGCCCACCGATGAAGGGGGCGATAGCCACGACCCAGAGGACCGTGAAGACGAGCACCCGACGGCCGACATGAGAACCACGCTTAGCAGCGCGATCAGCGGAATCGTCAGCCACAGCTTGCTTCTGCAGCAGCATCTCGGTAGTCTTCTGCTGGTTCTCAATGGACGTAGCCATAAAACGAAAGATGAAGCCAGCAAGGCCACCACCCAACATACTGATAAGTTCCATACTCATCTAATAATCCAGTCTTTCTTAAAAGGTTTAAACCACCAGTCAGTCGTGTCTCGCATCTCCCAGCCATCATTAGTAAGACCAATCCAACCATCGGTGCCATACGTCGTTTGCACGAAGTTTAGCCACTGGTTAAAAGCCTCGCCATTAAAACCGGCGTGATCTAAAACACGAATCAAGTGCTTTTGGAAATCGCGCGTATCGCATCCAATTTCCACGGGGGGTTCTGGATCCCACTGACAAAACGCAGCGTGGAACCAGACGGCACCGTTTTCCTTTATGAGCTTATGATCGCCAGCCAGCCACATAATAGCAGCCGCAGACCAACAACCAAGCTCATTCCCCGCAATGGTTACCAACTTAGGGTAAGCATCGAATGCCCAGTAAAGCCGTAGACCGGCATAGGCACTTCCTCCGGGACTGTCAATCGTCAAGAGAATAATTCGACCACCGGCGTGTTCAACAACTCTTTCCCAAAGATAGGGATCGTAGTTCTCCACCATGCCTGTGTAATGAATAGACAGCGAATTAGTATCTTCTGACGTAACTTTAAACACTCCGCCGAAGGCTTTCGAAGAAAGCAAAGCAACGAAGGCAATAAGGATCAACTTCATATTGTCTCCAGTCTTGTATGTAAACTACTTGTTAAATTGTAAAAGAAGGGACCGGGGGACACAGCTGACCCCCGATCCCACTATGAGAAGTTCCGACGCTGCGTGTGCCCGTGCGTGGGCTGACAGCACTGCATGAAAAGCGTAACGTTTTGGCGTTCGCTCCACGACAGCTGCTACTGCAGCGGACGGTC